ACGTTGCTTCCGCACTTACGATGGCTGGTATCCTGGATTACACCCCAGCACTCAACGCTAACTTGAACGTTGATGACACCGGTAACACCTTCGCTGGTACGATTAACGGTAAGTTCCGTGTATACATCGACCCCTATTCGGCTAACCTGACCTCCTCTAACGGAGCCAATGGTAACCAGTATTATGTTGTTGGATACAAGGGTTCTTCCCCTTATGACGCTGGACTATTCTATTGTCCTTACGTTCCCCTTCAAATGGTTCGTGCTGTTGGAGAGAACTCCTTCCAGCCTAAAATTGGCTTCAAGACCCGTTATGGTCTGGTTGCTAACCCATTCGCTGAAGGCGACGCTACTAACCAGGGTCTTGGTAGACTCCGTGTTAACTCCAACCGCTACTACAGACGTGTTGCTGTTAAGAACCTCATGTGATATGAGTGGATGTTGTGGGGCTGGATGTCCCACTTGTCCTTTCAGACCCCCATCTCGGGGGTCTTTTTTTATGCTTGACTTTCTCCTTTCAATAGTCTATCATATAGACATATCAATCATTCATTTATCATGGCAACTAATTACGTCATCTGTTCTGCATCTGATGTCGTCCCCACCAGTCAGAGGGGTGGATCAACTGGTCTGAAATATCCTTGGTTAAACAAAGATATTCCTGTAGGAAAAGGATTTTTTATTGAACGTACATATAAAGAATATGAAGCGGATAAAGGTCGTCCATCTGTTCCAACAAAAACTCTTGCGAAATATGGTATCAAATACAAAACATACAAAGCTCAAAGAGGTGTGTCATATGGTTATATGTGCGAGCGTGTTAAGTAGGACCTTCGGGTCCCTTTTTTATGCCGTTTTATAAATAGGTCACTTACATTACTACTATGAAAAATAACCAATTGGGAAAGAAAATTGTAGTAGGTTTAGCTATATTTGTTGGAGTTGCTAATGTTGGTGCTATTATTGGACATAACTTAAGAACACCAATACAACCAGCACAAATCAATTATCCACCAGTTGGAGATTATTCATCATACACTGTAACCGTGAAACCTGATGGAAGTTATAGTGTAGATTACAAAGGCCATGACCCTACAGTATTGGATAATGACTCGTATGTAGATACATCTAATGGTTTGTTTGGTATTGGTGGTAGGACAACAAAAACTAAAAGTAATCAATATGTTCCTGGAACTCCTAGTGAAGGAGTGAATGTGTCGGGAAAGTCCGATGCGAGGTCCGAAGAGTGCATCAAGGCGGAAGGTGGAGGAGAGTCAAACGGTGCACTGGTGGGAGCTAGTTTAGGTACAGCTGCTACACCATTCTTAGTTGGTATTCCTTATGTCGGGTGGCTTGCATCAGGTTGGGCTGTTATGATGGGTCAAGATGTGGGTTCATCAGTTGGTGGTACGATAGCATCTTCAATCAAGGGTTGTTGATAAATAGTTAATAGTAAAATTTGTGATACCATTTAGAGGAGTAATATGGCATTCCACATCTCAAGAAAATCACCAGTTGATAGTTCAAAAACTGTCTATTATGTTAGAAAGTCTGGTGGAAACCAACACTGGTCTGATGACTATAGTGAGAGAAAAACTTGGTCAACAAATACATCACCTACTAACCTGATGAACAATCCTGATGGTAAGAATGGTGGTTGGACTGGCGCATCTATTGTAGAAGAATGAGCCAATCAAGAGCCCCAGATGCAAGTTTTGATAGACAGATAGAGAATAGAAACTTTCTGGCACCAACAGGATTTCAATTCTCTGTCGTCAGGGCACCTAAAGTATCCTTCTTTGGGTATCAAGTTAACGTGCCTAGTTTGGATCTGGGTGTTGCTATACAACCAACTTACTTGACGGATATTCCTCGTGCGGGTGAGAAGGTTACCTTTGGAGATCTTACTCTTACATTCTTGGTTGATGAAGATCTTACAAACTACCTTGAAATCCAAAACTGGATGAGAGGTCTTGGTTTTCCAGAATCTCTTAATGAGATTTATCAGTGGCAAAGAGATGAAGCTCCATCAGAGTATCCATCAAAATATCAAAATGAAAACCAGTTGAACCTTTACTCTGATGGAACACTGGCTATCTACAACTCAGCAGATAATCCAAACTTTAAAGTTAAATTTGAAAATATATTTCCATACTCCCTATCAACACTTGAGTTTGATGCACAATCTACTGATGTTCAATACTTGACAGCAACTGTCAATTTCAAGTATACTGTATACAACATAGAAGGTGTAATCTGTTGTTAGTATGATCGACCTTGAAACTCTTCAGGGGATGTGGAATGAAGACTCTAAGATTGATCCAGACAATTTACATACTGAGTCTCTTAATATACCTGTTCTACATTCCAAATATTATGACATATATAATACTCTGATGTTACTTCGAAAGAAGGCAGAACAACAGAGAAAAAACATTAGACACGAACGTTATGAGTACTTCTCTGGTAAAGCAGACCCGGAAGTTTACATTAATGACCCGTTTCCTAAGAAGATTAGAGATAAGGAAACTATGCAAAAGTATCTGGACGCAGATACAAAGCTCTCAGGAGTTTCGTTAAAGATTGAATACTACGAAGTAATGTTGAGGTTCATAGAAGAGATCCTCAAACAGATAACGAACAGAACATATCAGATCAAGAACGCAATCGAATTCATGAGGTTTAGTTCAGGATTAGGCTAATGGACCCAGACGGTTACTATCACATAGAATTACCCATAGAAGGTATTCGTCTCATTCACACAGGATTATCTCAAGCAGTTGAGAGATGGCCTGGTGGTGATGCACAAGAACAAGAAGGTCTCATTCAAATGAGAGACAACTTCTACAGAATTATTTTAGAACATAGGTTTGCAAACACCTGATAAATATGTATAGGTGAAACCTATATGAATGGCTCATTTGATAATCGAGAAGGTAAATGAAGTTTATCTCAAGATTGATACCGAACCACATGTTGAACATGAACTAAGAGACCGATTTACCTTTGAGGTAGAAGGTGCAAAGTTCATGCCTCAATATCGGAGACGACATTGGAACGGAGAGATTCACTTGTTCGATATGAGAACAAAGAGGATCTATGTCGGTCTGCTTGATAAAATTGTAACCTTCTGTGAGCAATCAAATTACAGCTATGAGTTTAAGAACAATAAATTTTATGGATTGCCTTTTGAAGTCAATGAGATGATTTCAAAGGAAGGTGTCAAAGATTACATGGCATCTATCACTGGTCCTGATATCAAAGCCAGAGATTATCAGATTGATGCTGTATATGATGCTCTGAGATATAACAGGAAACTTCTAATCTCACCAACTGCATCTGGTAAGTCGTTCATGATTTACTCTGTAGTAAGATTTCATGTTGGTCTTAAGAGAAAGGTTCTACTTGTAGTTCCTACTACATCACTTGTAGAACAAATGTATAAGGACTTTGAATCATATGGTTGGGATGCTCAGAACCATTGTCATAGAATCTATGCAGGTCGTGAGAGAGTGAATACCAATGAGGTTACTATCACCACTTGGCAATCTGTCTATCAATTAGATCGCGCCTTTTTTGAGGAGTATGATGTTGTGATTGGTGATGAGGCTCATCTATTCAAGAGTAAATCTCTTGTAGGTATTATGGATAAGTTACATCATGCCAAATATAGATATGGGTTCACAGGAACTTTAGATGGAACACAGACCCATAAGTGGGTGTTAGAGGGATTGTTTGGACCATCATACAAAGTAACAGGAACTAAGAAACTTATTGATGAAGGACATCTAGCAACTCTAGATATTCAGTGTATTGTTCTGAAGTACAAACCACAAAAGTTTGATGTGTTTGAGGATGAGATTCAGTTCTTGATTGGTCATCCTACAAGGAATAAGTTTATTAGAAACCTAGCTCTAGACCTGAAGGGTAATACTCTCATTCTCTATGCAAGAGTAGAGGCTCATGGTGCTATTCTATATGAAGAGATAAATAAGAGAGTGAAGGAAGATAGGAAAGTCTTCTTTATTCATGGTGGTGTAGATGCTGAAGATAGAGAAGAAGTTAGGCGTATCACTGAAGAAGAGAGTGATGCCATCATCGTAGCTTCATACGGAACATTCAGTACCGGTATTAATATCAAAAACCTACATAATGTAATATTTGCCTCTCCATCAAAGAGTAGGATTAGAAACCTACAATCTATTGGTCGAGTCCTTCGTAAAGGCAAAGATAAGGTGAAAGCAAAACTATACGATATTGCTGACGACACCACATTGAATAGTCGTAAAAACTACACACTCAACCATTTCATTGAACGCGTTAAGATTTACAATCAAGAACAATTTAACTATGAAATATCAACAATCGATATCAAG